ATTTGCTAGCTGGTGAGTAGTTGTCAGTACAGCTGCTATACCTTCATTTTTTAGACAATCCAGAGATATATCTACTGGAAAGTCAAACGGTAGATGTGTGGTAATTCCCTCAGGTTCGACAGTGGAGTCCGTATTCCATCTCTTTCTCATCTCAGTAACCAGTTCAAAGATACTTTTATCAACCCAATGATCTCTTGGTAAAGAGTTGTAACGCTCTTTAATATATAGAAACCCATCTATCTCTAGGGAAAAAACAGTCTCTATAAGACCACCTCCGTATGTCCTGGCTACGTTTTGCAATGTTCTAGTTGCTACGAACATTTTTCCAATGGTATCTACTATTCCTACCACTGAACACTCCATTATGTCTCTTAGTATTAAAGGGTTGAACGGTCTCGCAGTCGAGAGTGCTTCAATGAGAGAGTCAGAATAGATACTTGAGTCAGCCTCCACTAACTGTCTGATATTGTCATTCTTCATTATATGAGGATCCTTAAGACGAGACATAGTCTCTTGGGTCACTCCATCAATCGAAGTTACAGGCTTTCTCAAAGGTATACTATAAGGGTCTTTAATTAACGACAGTGGAGATGGTTTCTTGTTGTATATACTGTCAGTACTCATTTGTGCTATCATCCGGTTGTACAGCTTGTTTCCAGTTCTAGCTAACATGACCAATGCTGAGACTGATTTAGAGAGGGGATCTGATCCCCCTTTGTAAATGAAGTGGACGAAAGACAGGACAGGGTAACCCCCTAACTCAGATGGTAGAGTTAAGACCATTGTGACGAACTCTCTAACTAGCTCTTCGTTACTAGTCTTTATCTTTCCCCTGATATCCGAAGAGTACATTCCTGTACCCCCGATTATTCCCAGGAGATAGCTTGAAGCATGCAAGCAGGCCAGATAATACCCTCTTAGTGGGGACGAGCTCTTTTCTGCCCCCGCTAGAGCTGTTGAGAAGATTGCTCCAACGTTAGTTCTTATTGAAGGAAAGTCCTGCGCTGAGTTAGGAAATAATCTAGAGTTGAACTTTAGGGCTGTAGGGTAATACACTCCGTCTACGTATATATCTTTTGAGTACGTTATAACCTTTGTGGATTCTAAACATTCTTCTGGTTTTACAACCTGGTTGACTTTTCTACAACCTTCTGATATGGCTACAGTTAGACTGTCTCTTATCCGTTTAAGCTGCTCTAATCTCTCTATTGTGTGATCCCTCTTGACTTTCACAGATAGAACTTGATTATCCCCCTGACCAATCAGTACATAAGACAGAGCAAAGTTCTGTACCGCCAAGTCTACCATTGAGTAAGTGCATACAGTCCAGTGTTTTTGGGCTATCCCTTCAAATCCACCCAGGTGTTTGTACCAAAGCAAAGGACTAACAGGGGGTGTTTCTAACTCTATGCCAGGTGGGGGTAAATTAGGAACTCTGACTACTATCATACATTTTCGAAAGAACTCATGTACAAATGTGAAGCAGCCAGGAGCCCCAAACATATCGTCTAACGTGTACCCGAGACGGTGTACGGTAAGTTCTCTCCATCTCAAGTTCCATCGGCTAAGATCCACCTCCAAGAACATGTGGACTTCTTCAGAGTCTAGTGAGGGTTTGGTGAGTCCCATGAACATTCTAGCAGTTGCTAGTCTATCTTTAGTCATAGTCTGTTGTGGTAAGTAAGGAAACACAGAGTCAGCTAGGTTGGCTTCTAGAACAGCAAAGAAAGCTCTCATTTCAAATACCATCATGGAGAACATTCTAGGGTCAGTCTTTAACTCTCGCTCTTTAGGGTAAAGACAAACTATGAACCAGTCTAAGGGTATATCTCTTCTCATCACAGCGAAGAAAATATCTGTCAAATTGATCTCCTTTCGAGAGAGCATCTCCAGTAGCAACCGCCTGTGACTCGTTTGTGTGATTCCTCTGTCCCAGTTGGAAGCGATGTTGGAC